TTAGACTTTCGATAAACTCTTCTTCCGTTAAAGGTTTACCTAGCGCAGCAATTCTAGTTAGCACTTTTGCGATTTCTTCTCTCTCGTTTTCTACAATCAATACACTATTAACCATCGCACAGATTGCACTTAGTTCTTCAATTATTCTATTATTGAATGTTTGTTCGCCTTGGTCTGCTTTGTAAAACTCAATACGATTTTCAACATATGCACTAATCATTACTAATTCGTTCATACTCATCTGTCCTCTTTTCTACTTCCTCTAACAAGTGTTTGCGTATCTCTTTTGCGAACACTCCATGTGCTTGATTGTGGCATTGCATACACAAGCAAGCTAGATTTCTCAATTCACTTAAACCGCCTTGTGAACGGAACACTATGTGGTGGCATTGTAACCCCCAGCTACTTCCGCATATAACACAACACCCATTATCTCTTTCAAATGCTTGTTTTCTTGTTACTGCGTATAGTTTATTATCGTTACGTTTTCTTTTATTCATCTATGAACCACCTCTGTTAAAGCACGTTCTACACTCCACCCCCTAGATAATCTAGTTTGTAAACAGTTGGGTTTCATCCCAATTTGTTCAGCCCATTGAGTTAATGTTTGTTTTTTGCCTTTGTACGTTATATAGTGATTGGTTCGTTTGTTATTGCCTTGTGTTTTATAATCAACCCAACGGCAATTAGTAGGTGAATAACCTTTATTAAAATCAATACGATCTAATGTCAATGTATCTTGATAGCCATTGTTCATAGCCCATTCTTTAAAGTTAAAATAGTTATCCATCCATTCTTTACAAACTTTAATTCCTATAGCACCATAATTTTTGAAATTAGTATTGTTTTTGTTATTACACCTATCTCTCATGCTCCTATAAATGGAATACAATCTTGTTTTGTAATCACCATGTTTAGTTGTTCGTTGCGTAAAGTTCTCTACGTTATAACATCCACAAGAAACTGTGTTACCTCTTCTTAACGAAACCGCCTCTACTTTTACATAATTTCCACAATCACATTTACAAAGCCACTTAACATTATTTGCTCTACGTTCTCCGCTATCACAAATAGCGACCAATCGACCAAATCGTTTCCCCTCTAATTCAAGTTTCTTTGCCATTTTCCCACCCCTCTATAAGAGATTGGATGTACTCACTAGGTTCTAACTTGATACCTAGTTGCTCACATTCATCTGTTAGGCAATCAATCAGTCGTGCCATTTCTTTTGTGTTGTATACGCTGCTGCCGTGGTAACACATTACATTGTGATAACCTTTGATGCTATTACATTCGCCAGCATCTTCGGCCAACCATCCGATGCCGTGCGATTGCCATATTTGAATATAGCGTTCAACTGCATCTTCTCGGACTGGAACATATGTGAAATGTCCACAGTCCTTGATAGCTTTTTTGTACACATCTTCTTTTGTTGTGTAGCTATTTTTGCTTAACTCAACTGCAATCTTCTGTGCTATAAGCCAGCAATAAGAATTGGCATTTAGACTTCTTGATTTAGTTTTACGTTTGATTTCTACTGTGTACTCTTTGTCAGTAGTAATCTTTGATAGATCATTGTCATGTGGTGCTGGTATTACTACCATTACACCTAATGGACTTCTTAATAATTCGATGTTATTTGTTGTCCACTTCATAATGACATCAACCAAGATTTAACTTGTTTTAGTTCTGTTAGGTCTAATAGTTTTGAAGATGATTTATTGAAAGTTGTTTTTATGTAAGATGCTACTGTTTCATTCGGAATACCTTTTACGTTTACAAGTTCTGTTAATTCATGTAGCGTTTGTTTTGTTAATTCCGTTTCATTATTACTTTGTGCATCATCATCTTCATCCCAAGCCACACCAAGAATAGAGGATAAGGAATATCTTCTTGCATATGTAACAACGCTACCTACACCTTGAGGGTCTTTTTTCATTAGCGGTAATGTGAATGGGTCGCTTTCAAACCACTCACCGCTGGTGTGCAACAGAACAGTAACAACAGTTACTTCCTCTTTCGATGTTGATGGTACTTGTAAGAACGATAAGCCATTTTCTGAAAGTACTGGTCTTACTGTTTGTAATAAACTATCAAGTGTTACATATTTTGCTTTTAAAAAAGCATTTTCTTTTGTTCGTTCAGGATCAGATACTTCCGATTGAAATTTAGCTAGTGCCTTTGCTATCTCTGTTATTGTTTCGCTTTTATTCATTAAATTTCACTCCACTCCACACCTAATTTAATCAACAAATCATTGATTGCTTTTCGTTGTCTTGCGTTAATATTTTTAACAACGTATGTTACTGTTGCTACTTCCTCAAAAACCTGTGTAGGTTCTAATGTTTCATCTTGTTCTACAGTAGCCTCTACTGGTTCTTGTGGTGCTTTTGCTTTAAGTTCAATCTCTAAACGCTTTTCAAACTCTGCAGCAATAACACCATCAAGTTCACTAAACGGAACATTATTTACACAATGTTGAATTTCTTCGTACTGAATTGGTGTATCTAATGCGTAATTTTGATTGAATAAGTCAATTTTCATCTTAATCATTTCGATTTTTTCGGCTTGCATACGTTTTAGATCATCATCATTCTGTTGTTGTTCAAATACACCTTTTAGCATTTCTTCAATAGATAGTGCTACATCGGACATTTTAGCGGTTTTGTTTTCCCACCATTTAGGGTTTGGCATTACTCTGTTTTTATATTCTTCTCTAATGCCTAATGATTGCGCTTTATCCTCAATCATCTTTAATACAGTTTCTTTACGTTTTAACATTTCTTGTTGCTCAAATTCGCCGATTTGATTTGCGATAGGGTTTTCAACTCGGCTCACAACTGCAAGCACTTGTTCCAACTCTGCGGTAAATGTATTGTATGGAATTTTTAACTCACGTTTTTTATCAGCACCAAAACGTGTTAGCTTAGTACGGATAGAAACAATTTCTTTCAGTACAGATTTCATTTCTTTTAGGTTATCTTCCGTAACAACTAAGCCATTGTATTTTTCTAGTTTCTCTTCAAGGTACTTCGCAAGTTCTGCGTTATTCCAAGTTAAAGTCAAATTGCTATCAATCACTTGTGGCTCGATAGCTGGTTGTACAATTACATCAACAGTTTCCATTTATTTCTCCTTATATTTGTGATAAACTATAAGTAGAGATATTTCACATACTCTCTACCAAGTCCGCTAAACTTCTTCTACACTTTTCACTAGCGGACTTTTTTATTTTCATAAAAAGCTATTTCTTCTTCCCATTTACTACTTAGTAACCACATCGTTACACCTAATAGGCTTTGACAAATGAACGTCCACATATCGATGTTATCTAGTTCTAAGCTACCCATACCACCTACCACTAATACTGCTGATATGATTTTCATTCCATAACATAACTTAATCACTTATATCTCCTACGATCACTAGCATTTGGCTGGTGATTTTTTTTATTTCACTCTTTAACTTTTTGTTTTCTTTTTCTAATCGCTCTACCTCGTTTTTTAATTTTCTGTAACCAATAGCAGAGTATTCACTTTCAACTCCTGCAAGTGCTTCAACCTCTTTTTTACTAAACCTTACACCGCTTACATTCGGTAGTTGTTTCAGCTTGCCTTTATTTCTTAGGTCATATACTGCAGTTAGTGAAATTTGAAATAGTTCCGCTACTTGGTTAGCCGTGTATACTAGGCTCTCCATCTAATCTCATTCCTTGCGTGTAAATCAGCCGTTCTAGCTAACTTTACCCAAGATAGAATAACTTTCTTATTCCATCTTGATTGGTTACGTTTAGTCCATTTAGCCTTGATGAGTTTCCGCCAGTATTGTGCGTATTCATCATTTCTGCCTGCATAACCGAATGTAGGCAATTTTCGTCCATACATTCTGTTTGCCACTCTTAAATCATTTTGATTTTGTACTAGCATTTTTATTCACCCTTTCTTTTTTTCTACTTAAAGTAGACTAATAAGGCAAAATAATATCATCCATAGTTACTGAATACAATCTACATAATTCAGTTAAATTTCCGTAGTCGATTTCTGTTTTACCATTCTCCCAATTATTGATTGTAACTTTAGATTTCTTCATTTTCTTTGCCACATTTTCTTGAGATAAATTTGCATTAACTCTTGCTGCTTTCAATGAAATTTTCAATCGCTTCAATTTATCACCCCTTTCTTATGCTATTAGTATAGTTTACTTAAAGTAGAATGTCAATACCAAAAGTAAACTTTTTTAAAAAATAGTATTGAAGTTTACTACTTTAAGTATTAATATAGAAATATACAGGTGAGAAGAATAGGAGTTTATCATGAATTCTGATTACAAAAAGGTATTTGCTAAAAATTTAAGTAATTTATTAGCAAGAAACAAAAAGACACAAGCCGATTTAGTAGCCGATTTAAAATTAAACAAATCAACTGTTTCAACATGGGCTAATGGCACTAAAATGCCTAGAATGAATAAAATAGAACAGTTAGCTAATTATTTTGGTGTAGAAAAATCAGATTTAATAGAGGACAAATCTGATACAAACGAACAGTACTACAATGATTCGTCTGTGTCAGAATACGCACAAGCGATTAAAGATAATCCAGATTTACGCATACTGTTTGATGCTAGTAAAGACATGTCAAAAGATGATATAGATTTTGTTGTTGATCTGATTGATAAATTAAAGAAACGGGAGCGGAGATAAAATGAGTTCTTGGAACAAACTTGCTATTTATAGTATTCCACTTATAGTGTCATTATCATTAGGGAGTTTTGCTAAATTTGAATATTGGTTACTTGCATTTCTTTGGACTGTTTATTTAATGGTTGTATTCGCAAAATTCGATTATTGGTTGCAACTTATTAATATTTTTTTCATTATTTTTATTATGTATTTTTTACCAGAAAAATATTTTTTATCAATAGCCCCTCAAACAACTCTATATTTTATAATTCTATTCATTATTGGAGTATATTCATCTATAAAAATAAAATCTAAAAATTTAATGTTAATAAATACTGATGTTAATAAAGAAATTACACGTTTTAAAAAGAATAATGATATTTAATTAACTATAAAGCGGAGAGTGTTGTTATGTGTATTAATCTGATTTACATCAAGCTACGGAAAACACAAACGGCAATATTAAAGTTAAATAATGACGGAACATATACAATTCTAGTTAATAGTGATAAGCCTATTGATGTACAACGTAAAGGTATATTACATGAGATAGGTCATATATTAAATGATGATATGTATAGTCACGCTAATATTGATTTATTGGAACGCATGGCACACGCAAGGGAAATAGAGTTTGAGGGCATCAACTTCTACACACATATAATATGAGGTGAATTATGCAGTACAATTTCACTATCAGAAAAAAGGATAAAGGGTTTCAAATCATAGTCGCATACAAAGACGGATATAAGTGGAAACAGAAATCTAAACAAGGGTTCAAAACAAAACGTGAGGCTAAGGAATACGGACACGTTATCGTAAAGGAATTAGACAAAACCGCACTCTTAACCAAAGATGTAACCTTGAAAGAATTAACATTCAAGGAATTTGCGGATATGTTTTTAGAAATAAAAAAGGCACACATTGCGCACAGTACTTTGGTTATGTACAATCACGCTATATGTGCTTACAAATCAATTCACGATATGAAATTGTCTGACATTAAACCGCTACACATTCAGAATGTAGTAAATAAAATGGTTACATCGCCTACTACAATTAACACATATTACAAAGTGATTAGTCGGATATTCTACATAGCGATAAACCCATACAAAATAGTTTCAGATAATCCATGTAATGGTGTTAGGTTGCCACGTGTGGAACGTAAGAATATGATCCATACGATAACAGATGAAGATTTAAACCAATTCGCAAAGTATATGCGTGAGAAATATCCACAAGCCTATTATTTCTTACAAATAGCACGATATACTGGCATGAGGTTTAGTGAAGTGTATGGACTAACTTGGAATGATATATCCCTAGAAAATCGCCAAATTCACATCAACAAGCAACTTTCTTTCCGTAAAGGTGCAATTACCTTTGAGAAAACGAAAACCGCCAATTCGGTGCGAATTTTGCCAATTCCGCCTATATTAGAAAACATACTAATAGAATATAAATCACATGAGTTAGAGTTTGAACATGACCTTGTATTAAACCCATACAAGAAAAATGGTGTTAAATGGCAAATCAACACCTATTTAAAACGCTTTGGAGATAACCTATCAGCACATAATCTTAGACATACCTATGCTACAAAGCTATTAGCAAATGGTTTAGATGTAAAAACTGTATCATCACTACTTGGTGATACACCACAAATGGTTATGAAAACGTATGTTCATTATAACGATGAAATGAAAGCAGCAGCATCAAATGCGGTTGCTAATATTTTTAAATAAAATTTTTGACGATTTTTGACGAACCGCACACTTACACCACAAAAGATGCAGTAAATAAGCACTTCTTTAAACATACAATCTTAACAATCATATACAATTGAGTGGCATTTTTTATAATTTGAATATCTGCTGTTTCTTTAGCATTTCTAGCTTTATCCGCTGCAGATAAGAATTGTGGCATTGCAATAGCCGCTAATATAGCGATAACCGCTACTACAACCATTAATTCAACGAGAGTAAATCCGCCTTTTC